CGAGACTCAGCAGTGGGTTTCGAACCCTTGGACTTTGTCACTTTGACCACTGGAGACACATATGTTTGATGAGACACCCATGCTCCGCATCCGTCGAAAGACGGCTCCCCCCCGCACTATGACCAAGATTGGAGAAGTTACTTACCAGTGCTTCTCTCCTTGGTCTGACTCAGTGAGCTTTTTAGAAGAGCCCATTGGGATCAGTGCAGAAGTAGGGGATGGCGTCGACAAGCTTTGTATCGACCAGAATCATGGCTCCTTAGAGGAGTATGACACTGGCGGTCCTCTGTTCTTGTCGAGCGTTACCCGGCCCTTTGGTACGGCCGGCGGCGGTACATGGATCTCCCGACCTTTCGCCCTACCTCCCGGCGCCGCGACCCATAACGGGTTTGACGGTTCCGATTGGCGGGCAGTCTACTCTGGAGGGTTTGCCCTCCCGAGCGACTTCGTGGCTGCGTGGGCAGACCCTGCGGTCAAACCCATTGAGCCTGATGAGGCCGGACCGGATGATATTAATCCGGATAATGTGTCTACCCTTGGGCCGCGCGCTTACGCGCGGCTACGTCCGAAAGTTGCCGTGGCTGGGGCCTTCCAGGCTATCGCTGAAGCGAAAGATGTCCCCCGAACAATCCAGACTACCCTGAAAGGGGCAGCTGATGTTTGGAAGGGCATCTGTCACCAGCCTGATCTCATGCCTCGTTTCCAACGAGCGCGTGCTCTCAGAGCTGTAAAGCGGTTTCCGAAGAAAGCGTCCCAGCATTACCTAAACACGGTTTTCGGATGGGCTCCACTTGTGAAGGATGTCACAGACCTCTGTGACTTAATCCTCTTCTTCCCCGACCACGTCGCCAAGCAAAAGCGACGAAATGGCCGGTGGCGGCAAGTGCAGTTTCATGAAGATGTGGTGGAACAGGAAGACGTTTTGTACTCAACCACGGGTGCGAATACCAACTTCTGTTCTCCGTCTTTCGGGACGGACTTCGTAGTACCCGGATCGGGTTCATACGAGCTTGTCAGACAGCTGATAACGCGCGTGTGGTACAACGGCTCGGTCCGTCAGTACTTTCCGGAGTTTGATGACTCGCTGATGTCGGCTCACCCAGATTTACAGAAGGCCGCGCAAATAGTGCGGCTTGCTGGACTGGAAGTCAACCCAGTGAACATCTACAAGGTAATACCTTGGACGTGGGCCGTGGACTGGATCGCGAATGTCGGGGATAACATCCAGGCGTTACAAGATCTCGCCACGGACGCTGTCGCGTTCAAGTATGTCTACCTTATGCGCCACTCGACTCGTCGACTGGTGTACCGCTGTAAGTGGACTAACTATAACGGTGAGAATACTTCCCTGGAATGGGTTGCTAATCACACCGTGAAAGCTAGGTGGGTAGGTCAAAGTCCTTTCGGTTTCTCCTTGCTAGCGGGTGGTCTTTCCGCAAAGCAACTGGCTGTCGCAACGGCGCTCGGCCTGGGGGGCACTAAGTGGGGTAATGGTCGTGTCACGATTTAAACCGTGAAGCGCCATTGCTCCTGGCTAAGTAGGTTAATCCCTACTGCCGACTAACCTTAGTGTCCTAAACCTCTGTTCCCTCAACCTTAAGGAGACATTCATGTCTGAACTCGTTTGTCGTTCGTGTCGGAACTTTTGGAGTCGGTTGAAGGCCTCTGGCCTGAAAGCCAGATGCCCAACCTTCCTCACTGTTCTAACGCGAGCTAACAGCTGCAGTTTCTGCCAAGTGTATGCTATGAGGATCCTTCAGGATCACCATGGCCTCTCCGAGGCGGATGCTCTAACCCTTATTAAGTCCCTTAACCGGGAGATAAGTAAGGAAGACGCTATGCTGCTGTGACGATTCAGCTTGATGTCACCCTGAGGCAGGGGACGAGGGCTGGTCGATCACACGTGATCACATGTGTACCGTTGCGGCTAACTGCCTTGTGGTGATCAATCTACGGCCCTTTGGGAAAGGTCGTCGAGTCCACACGGAAAATCCCCTTGAACTTCTTGGAGATCAACTATGCTTACAGACGACATCGTCGTTGAAGACGGAGCCACTGACATTACTCTCACCAGGATCCTCGATTCGACTGCTAAACCAACGCAGACGGTTCGTCGATCCAATGATGAGCTCTACGTGCTGAAAATTGACCAGACTATCACCGGAAATAACCGGAGACGTCATTCGGTCAATTACACGCAGAGGGCGCCAACGGAGGAAGCAACCCTTGCGGGCAATGTTCCCTCGCAGTCCGTCACCATCACGATAGACAGACCCATCGACGGTTTTACGTCGGCGGAAACTGAGCGAATTCTCGCTCATGCCTGTGCGATCGTGACGGCGTATGACAGTGACTTGATTGCTGGGGAGGGCTAATCCCCTTTCCACTAATGCGACTCGGAGTCGACATCAGTCTGAAACGCGACCGGCGCATGCCGGTGTCGTAAGCGTAGTCTAGACCTGGTTTCCTCTTTTCAAGGAGGTACAGTGAAAAGCTACGAAATCCCAGCAATGGGAATAAGTGATCACCTGGAGTTGGTGCAGGCGGTCTATAACGACGCCTGTGCCAAGTGTTCTGCTGAAGTCTCTGATTTACGTGACCTGATGACCATCAGGACACGGGTCGAAAAGGAAGGATTATCGTTCCTAACGATAACCCTACCCGAGTTCGCAAAAGGCGTTGAAAAAAGCCTTGAACTTGGGTATGTTGACCCTGCGTACTTCCGAACCCTCGTCAGGTTCAGAATGCACGGAGCAATCCCTGCATTTCTACAAGGTATGCTCGGTCGCATCTTCGACCGTGAGACAGGGAGGTTTCGAGATGAAGAACCCGATACCCCCGCCCTCTTGTCGGCGGTCAGACAAATCTGTCTGTTGTACAAGAAGGTGGAGCTGCCATGCACACCCGCAAGGATGCGTAAGGCAGTCCGGAACTTTGTTGAGATTGAGTGCGCTAATAAAGACTTTGCGCCCTCTGATGCAGACTGGGTTCATTTCCAGTCTGTGTCACGTGTTCTTTGGGATAACATGTTGGGCGATTTACTGCCTAACGTGCTACTTCCTAGACACGGTCCCGGCGCTGTCGCCGAGCGGCTTCTGGGAAACCAGAAGTATGTTTGGCGATTTTGGTCAGAACGACTGGAGTCAGTCGCCCCTTTCAGTGAGTGGGCCTATGCTCCTTCTGCTAGTATTCCTTCAATGGAGTACATGCATTCGGAGTGGCCTGCCACGTCTGACCTTTCGGTCAGAGAAGAGGTATTGGTTCCAGAGGTCACGTTCTTGGCCGACGAGGCTGAAACGCCCGTTAGGGTAGTTTTGGTCCCGAAGACTTTAAAGGCACCCCGTGTTATCGCTATAGAGCCCGTGCACATGCAGTACGTGCAGCAGGCTGTTAAGAGTTGGCTTTACAACCGACTCGAGACCTTTGACTTGACGGCTGGCCGGATTAATTTCCGGGACCAGACCAAGAATCAATTGCTGGCGATAGCATCGTCAGCCAACGGTATGAGCGCAACGATCGACCTTTCTGACGCGAGCGATCGCGTTTTGAATAGGTACGTTCGTCAAATTTTCAGCGCACATCCGTTGGCCGATGAGCTTGTCCAAGCTTGTCGTACGACGAAAGCGCTACTTCCAGATGGGACCGTAATTGGCCCGTTAGAGAAGTTTGCGTCAATGGGATCAGCTCTGTGTTTCCCCGTAGAGGCGATGGTTTTCTACACGATGAGTGTAGCCGCCATTATGGCGAAGCATAACCTTCCTTACTCTCGAGGCGCTGTCCGAGAAGTGTCACGAGACATTTGTGTGTATGGTGACGACATCATCGTTCCCACAAATGAAGCAGAAGCGGTGCTCGATTACTTGCAGAGGAACCACTGTAAAGTAAATAGTTCCAAAACGTTCGTGCGAGGTCACTTTCGCGAATCATGCGGGACAGATGCTTTCAAAGGTGTGGAGGTAACCCCTACGTACCTGCGAACAGTACATCCGAGGCACCGACGGGACGCATCCGAACTGGTCTCCTGGGTCGCCACAGCGAATTCCTTTTTCGAAAAAGGATACGCTGGGACGGCCGCCCACATGTTTGCACACGTGGAGCGGATCTTGGGAACTCTCCCGAGACTGGAGTCAGATGTAGGATGCGTTAGAAGGATGGACACCGGTCCATACCCAGCCACCGAAAGGTGGAATCCAAAATTACAGCGCGTTGAAATACGCGCCTGGGTCGTGGACTCCCCCAAACGCAGTGACAGTTTGGGCGGTTATCCTGCTCTTACCAAGTGCCTGTTAGATCTCGAGGCTCGCGCCCCGCTATCTTCTAGGTACCGTGGTCGGTTCACGCCATGGGGTGAACTCCCTATGGATGTGGAGACGGATCACTTGGAGCAATCCGTACTGCGCGGCGCAGTTACACTTAAACGCCGCTGGGTATCCCTCACCTAGAGGGTATAGACAGGTGACGTTAGACGTCACTGGGAG